TAGCCGAGCGCCGCAGCGATTGCCAGCAGAGCGGACAGTAGCGCCACGATGGAGTTGGCTGCCAGCGTCCGATTCTTCCATGTCGCCGCGTTTGCCAATTCTGATCCCGAGCGAAAGGCTGCGATAAAGTCTGAAATTTTCATACGTCGATTCCATCCTCGTTTCTCTGATTGAAATAGTCACGGATATCGTCCCGTCTTCTGGCGTTGTGTTGCGCGCCGCACCGCGTCTCAACTACTGTAACGCGGCGATCCAGGCCGTTGATTCGCTCATGTAGTTCCGCTGATACCTCGCCGAGCTTTTTGACGACATCATCCAGCTTGCCAACAACCTTGTTCCCCATCCATCCGACAAGTGCGGTGAGCATGCCGAACAGTGTGGCCACAAGCCAGGCTGCGATGGTTAGGAGCATGGTTTCCTGCATAATCAGTTCCCAGCCATGATGACCCAGTTGCTACCGTCGCTCACCAGTTCCGCCCATTTTCCGGCCGTCGCGGCAAGGATCGCAGTTCCTGCCGTGTCGGTATCCAGCGGCTTGACATTGGACGATGCGCTGATGACGGTGTACGCCGCGCGCGTCTTGATGCGAATCTTGCGACCAGGATAGGACGCAGCAGATGGCAGCGTCGCGGTGACAGATGCCGAGCCATTGACGATGACTTCATCTTCATAGTCGGCAACAGTGAACGCGGTTGTTTTCGTGACCGGGGCGCGAAAATTCGTCGTCGAATCTCCGCCCAAAAACCGCCCAATCTCGCGCGAGTCGGTGTAGCTGGTGATCGTCGCCGAGCCGGTCACGACCGAGTACAGCCTCCAGTATTCTGCGAGGTTGTTCCAGTTCGTGGTCGACGTCGCTGCCGAAACAACCCCGTCTGACTTTTTCGCCACCACGTAATTCGTGGTCGATGCCGTAAGCAGCAAGGTGCCATTGCTGACCTGCGTCATCGTGCCGTTCAGAAGGGTGATGTTGCCTCCGTAAAATCCCCAATACAGTCCGGAGCACGTCGTCTCTCGCCGTCCGTAGTTCGACGCCTGACTGAGTGCGTCAAGCATGGCGTTAGCCGTAACTTCCTTGCTGGCCTGGCTCTGGATCAACTGATCGAATGTACGGGTGCTATTGGACATGCGGAAACCTCAAGATGTGAATTCGGTGGGTGTCGGTAGAACTACGCTCCAATACGGAATTTCCTGGATGATTCGCAGGTTGTCGACGTAAACCGTTTGCGGGTCATTGTTTGATTTTGTGCCTCCGCCGATGCGCAGCACGTTGACCACATCGTAATTTGTCAGGCCGCCCAAGTCTCTGTCGTAATATCCGCTCAGTCCTTCCAGTCGCATCCGCACGTGCGATCCATCACACATGACGGCGACGTTTTGCCATGCGTTTTGTGTAGCGGCGCCGGCTGATCCTGTGTGATATTGATATGTCCAATAGATATCCCCGCCAGAAACAAAGACAACAAAGCCGTCCACTCCACCGCCTGAAGTCGTTCCGAGTTGTAGTATTGCCGTGCCGCCATAGGGATTGACATTCGTACAATAAACGCTGAATTCGATTGTCCATACGCCAGGCCCAAGATTGATATTGGACATTTCGTCCCACCCTGACGGACCCTCGCCGAATAGCGAATAGCTTCCAAATCTTGCTTGAACTGCTGATCGTGCAGCGGACCCGGTTAGCGTCATGGTTCGCCCATAAACCTCAATGGGCGGAGACTGCTCGAAATTCATTAAAGCCAACGATAGCGTCGACGTCGCCATTTCATCGCTTGCCCTGCCATTTCCAACCGTGGCCGAGGCTTGAAAAACACGGTAGTAGAGCGCGCGAATGGATACTCCAAAATCAGCCACCTGTTGCGAGTTGGTGTAGGTTGCCGTCTGAGTCGTCGCCGTGATCGTCCGCTTAATCGTGGTATATGCGTTGCTGCTATAAATCTCGACTGCATAATTTTCTGCCGTTTCACCCAGCCCGGCGTCGACGTAATCGCGCCACTCGCCATCAATCCGCGTTCTGCGCACCCATTTGATTGACCAGTCGCCATTGGACAACTGAACAGCCTGTACGAATACCGGAGATAGGCATTCCAGATTCTCCCCGGCATAGGTAAATGTCCGAGAATTCTGCTGCGCCCCAGAATCGCCATAGCCGAGAATCGTCCATTGCCGAGCAGAGCCGATTGACGAGATTGGCTGTGCCGCGAAATTGAGAGATCCGGGCGTAAGCAGTATCACATCGTCAAGCGCTACATGCGTCGACATCGCCCATTCGGTGCCGAATCGACCGCGCAGCAGATTACTCAAGTTATAGGTGCCGTCGGACTGCAATGCCACGGTGCGCGCCGCGATGATCTCCCATCGGCCCGGTTCGCCATAGGCAAAGTGATTCGCCCCGTTGAACAGTGCCAACTCGGAAACGCTGGAGATGCTGCCGGAGAGCAACGCCACGTTGAGGACGCTGGAGACATCCATCGCGTTCGTTGGACCCACTCCCAGATAGTTTGACGCTACTGCCGCCGTCGCTCCCGGCGCGGAGATCCACGCTTGCGAAATCCACGACACGCCGCCATCATCCGAGCGCATGACATCACCGCCGCGCCATCCGGAATAAGCACCACGCCCGGCTAGAACAAGGCCGGGGATTTCGTTGTCCGATGAAATCGTCGGAATGTCGAGGATTGTCAGTAGTGACGGCCCGGTTAGCGAAATCGGGCGAGACAGTACATTAGACACGGCACCCACAGATGTGGGAGAGTACAGAGCCACGTCAGCCAGGCGCGCGGTAATCTTGACGGTCCTGTCTGACTCCTGCGTTATGCTGGTGATGCGGACGAAGTAGGTTGCGTCCGGAGTGACAACAGTAACCGGGTCAGCCGGTTGCAGTTTGTTGTACGGGTCGCACATCGGCACGACGAATTCGAGGTCCAGCCGCTCCAGATGGTAGAGATACAGCAGCATGTCAGCACACTGCGCGCCCTCGTCGGCGGTCATGACGATAGGTATCTCGATCTTGAGAATGCCCGTGCCGGTGCTGTTCAGCCGCTCGGCGGCCTGCTCTCCGGTGTCGTATTCGCGCGAGGCGTCGAAGTAAGTGACCTCGATGCGGCGCGGAAGTTGCGCGTCCATTTCACGGCTTGTCGTGATTCGCGGGTTACTGCTGCTTGCCGATGCCGTGGCGGCCATGTCGTCATATGCCACAACAGCCACGCTATTGGCCCCACGCTTGACGAATTTGACCTTGTAGCCGTCCTGTATCACGTCGAACGGATACGGGGCTTGCAGGGCTTCAAGCGCGGCGCGAATCGCTGAATTGTTGGCAATCCGGTAGCCTCTGATCTGTGCCGTAAGGGTGCTGGTGTCCAAATCGCCAGATGACAGATAGCCGGTCGCCAGGCATTCGGCTGTGACGATATCCGACAGGTCGACCAAGTCCGGTGTGCAGGTGATTGCCCGCGAAAAAATGAACATCCCGCCGCCATCGTGCGCGCCCCAGCACATGGCATCGGCGGCGGCGATTGTCATCTGTGTGCCGTACGGCCCCATGAACGGGGTCGTGCCAGACGAAAATGTGTGCAGTGCAGAACCTACTGCACCAGATGAAATTGGGTAAACGATGACCTGGCCGGTGTAGGAGCTGGCATACCAAAGATAATTCCCGCCCTCCTCAACGGTGAATAGCTCTGATAGTCCTTGTACCAAGGGGTACGATCCAGCGTTCGTCGTGAACTGATATGCGGCTTGGCTTCCCTGCGACAGCAGATTCAAGTCCTCGTCATAGATTTGCAGCCAGTCAGTGTGATCGCTCTCTCTGTGCGCCAGCACATATAGCCGCGTCCCAGCCTTGTCGACCGCCGCTCCCATCATGTGCCACACTCCGGCCGGAAGTGTGGCGTTGGTTGGGTAGTGATACATCAGATTGGCGGCGCCGACGGTAAGCCATCCGTCGAAAGTTCCAGCTAGAGTAAAGTCCACTGGCTGGTTTCCGAGCATCCCGATATGTCCCCACGTCGGGAATGTGCCGAGGTCGGATGCGGCCTCGTTGACTAACGTACCGTTTGCTGAAAGCGTGTAGGTGCGCCCGAGATGATCAAATTTCATCGTCCCGGATTCAATACGGCCAAGGGTCGGGCCATATGACAAGAAAACAGGAAAAACGTCTGTCGCAACATACGTCGGCTGGCTGTACTGGTCAAAAGTTGCCGCGCTCATCACCTCGAACTTGAACGGGCAGCCGAGCATGGAGTTGCCGTAATCGGCTAGCTGGAAATCCTCGATCACGACATATGCCTTACCGCGCCATGCCGACACGTTGCCGGCGCCGAGCGTCATCTGCATCCGCGCGTTCGGCATTTGGGTATCATCGCCGTTGTAAATCGTGATCCCGGCCAGCGTCGCGTTGGAGGCGATGATCGACTCCGGTGTAGAGTCGCCAGCGTCGTAGATCAGTTTCGCCCCTGCCCAGATGCGGCGCACGCCAACAATTGGCCCTTCGCATAGCAGAATAGCGCAGGTGACAGAGTAACTGTAGGTTGTCGTCTCCGGCTTGCCGCCGCCGCCCTTGCCGCCGCCTTCGGTTTTCTCGGTTTCCAGAAGCTGGTTGTTTTCTATCCAGACGACATTTCCATATAGGCCGACAGTGCCGTAGACTCTGGGGATCGGTGCGCCATAGGATGCCGTCTGAACGCTGAGGTCGGAGAGGCGCGGCCCGACAATCTTGGGGCCTTTGGGCGGGTCGATTGCACCGCCGATTGCGCCGCCGATTGCCGCTCCTAAGGCGACATAAGAGCCGGGGATGAAGAAACCGATAACAGCCCCGACAATCGTACCGACCCATTGGCCGACTGACTTAGCCATGCGTCACCCCGCGAAATCTGTAGATGCGCACGACTCGCGCAGCCCATTCGGGCGTGAACGCATGCTCGCAAACCTGTCCGGGCGGGGCATAGGCGTGAATGATGGTGGCCCCGGTAAAGATGCCCAAATGCTGCGGCCCGACATCAAACCGCATCAGCAGGATATCGCCGGGCAGCATGGCGAATACACGCTCAAGGCTAGGTTGTGCGTCGAGCATGGATTCGAGAATTCCGTCGAACGGCCGGCGCGCATAGCCTTCCTTGTCGATTGTCTCGACACCCAGCACAGCGGCGACGTGCAGCGCCAGTCCGGCGCAATCCAGCCCGCGTCCTACAGTGCGGCCTTGGTGCTTGAATTTTGTGCCGACAGCCTGGCGCGCAGCCGTGATGATGTCGTCTGGCGTCATTGGCGATTACCGACCTGTGAATAACTCGATGTCGTCGGCACGTCTGGGAACCCGCCGAAATTCTCGATATTTGCCCATTTTGTCGAGCAGTCCTCGCGGCGTTTTCGGCAGCCGGGAAGCATCAGGTAAGCATCGCCTACTGCCACGGGATAATAGAATGGCTCGTAGACCGTGATCCATCCGGAGGCCGTGTAATCCTTGATTTCTCGCGGCTTGATGCCGACATTGGCCCCGGTGGTGAACCAGATTTTTCCGAGGCCAAACCAGTCGACGGCCTCTGATCTGGCAGAGTCTCTGACAGAAAACTGGCTCGGCGCATGCGTGATTGTTCCCGATGACGGCGAGACAACTTTCATGCACCCGGCGTATTCCTGCCCGCCGAACACCTTGGGGCATGACGGCAGCACAGAACCTCCGGCAGGCTGATTCAGCGCGTCGATCAGGCTCATTTCCTCGATTGTGAACTTTCCGTCTTCCAGCCGTGTTTTACCAAGAATTGACGAGGTGATAGGCTCGTAGTCCTCGACGGGAGCCAGGAAATTCGTGCGGAAAAGATAGCAGCGCGCCCCGTCAAGCGTCCCGTCCATCACTGTCGAAAACGTGATTCCTAGCGCCGACAGAATCCCCGACAGATCGAATGACGACGGGCTGAAGCTGGCGGTCGCCTCGAAGCTGGTGAAGTCGTGACCGATGACTGCCGAATATACGGAAGAATTCGACATCACGAGGTCGACGGGGTATTGCGTCAGGCGGAAAGTTGTTCCGTTAACGCAGGATATCCGCAGGCATAAAACCGATGTTTCCGGAGGCGCAACGGCGGATTTCATGGGTTCAGAAGTTCGATCAGTTCGACGCCGTCGACCGGACGGAATCCGGGGTAGTCCTGACCGACTGGCAGCGTTGAATTGAAGCGGACAGGGTAATCGAATTCATAGCCCGCTGTGACTGATTCCCCGACTTGCGGACGGGTGTGCACGACTCCGCCGGCGGTGTAGGTGCTGAACGCCGAAGAGTCGATAGACACGGTTATATGGGTCGCGTCAGTACCGGTAATCAGCGCGCGTAATCCGTTGATCTGGGTCATGCCGGAAACTCCGCTGATATGCACTGACATTCCAGTGACGAATGAATGCGCGCCGATGGTCAGGACAGCGGATGCGCTCTGGCCGATGCTCGTGATTGTCCCGGCGATATCGGCAGCGAGAGTGACGAGTCCGGTAGTTGTGTCGACCGACCAGTCAGCAGAGCGAATCGCCGTGGACCCGATGCCAACCAGCACAGTTCCGGCGACTGGCTTGCGAATTTGCCTAACGGCATATCCTGTGGCGCCGGCGGCCTTATCGGTGCCGTAGGTCTTGGCCAATTGATAGACGCCTGCCGATATCGGAAGCATCGCCTGATCTAGTGCAGTTGGCGTGCCCTTGGCTCCGTTGCTGCTCCACTCGTCAAAACAACGGGCGCGGAATCCGGCAAACTTTCCATGGGCACGGTAGTAGATCCCGAGCAGTGCCGACCAGGTAGTCGCCGAGTCGAGCATGTAGCTGATATCGAATTTCCGCACCGGGTACGGGTGGCGCAATGATCTGTATTGCTGGCCGCCGGCGGATGTCACGATATCGACGGCGAAATCATCGGCCCAGCTTGATCCGTAGCGAATCAGATCGTTGATGCGCTCTTCGAGGAAATCGGCGGCCATTACGAATACCTCTGAGAGCCAGCCATCAGGCCAAGCACAGAACGCGCGCCGGTTGCAGCGGCCCGCCTGACTTCCGCCTTGTCTGCGTCCGCGCCGACGGTAATGTGCTGAGTGATATTCATGCCGCTGTTCCCGCCCTGCATTGCTACCGGAATGCGGCGTCCATCGGGGAGCGGGACATACGCTTCTGGCGTGCGGCCCTCGCCGAACATCGCGAGCTGTGGCCGGTTGGCAACGCCACCGCCTGCGTAGGTGTTCAGCGGCAAACGCCCGGCGCTGGTCATGATGCCGCCATTGGCGAACAGCCCGGTATCGAAAATAGAAGAAAAGTCGAGTGCGGAAGACGCCGAGGACGTTGACGATGCCCCGAAAATTTTCCCAAGCCAGCCGCCCAGATTTCCAGTTTTGTCCATATCGCCAAACAGCAGCTTTCCAAGCTGCGCCGCCGCCGCTTGGGCGATCATCTTCTGCACCATCTCGCCGAATGACTGAGCAATCGACTTCATGCCCTTCTGCGTCGGGTCGATGAAAAAGTTGGCCATCGCATCCTGCATATTCTGGGCGGCCTTCTTGGCGAATTCGCCCATGGCGTCGCCTTCCTTGCTCATCGTGTCGAGCAATTCCTGATGCTGCTGCTCGCTGATTTCCTTGTTCGCCAGCGCCCTGTCATACGCTGCCCGCTTGGCCTCGTCGCGGGCGGCCTGGGCGCTTTTCGTCATTGACAGATCGCGGGCTAGGTCACGGGACTCGATGGCTGATGAGAGCTTGTTGCGGATGGCTAATTCTTCCTCAAGCACCGCAATCTGATCAGCAGTCGCACCGCGCGAACTGGCTAGGGCGATGGCTTCCTCTAGGCGCGAGGCTGTCATTGCAGCAATAGCGGCCTCAGTCAATCCTGCTGTGTCGGCTTCGGTTTTCAACGCCTGAATGCGATCATTGATGGCAACGGTTTGCTGGCGCGTGGCCTCAACCTGCTTCTCGACGCCGGCGTCGAATTCTTTCTGTTGTGCACGGGCGCGGTAGACCTCCCAGTAGGCATCAGCAACGCTCTTTTGCGCGCCGGTCATATTGATCGCGCCGCTCGCCACGTCGGCCTGGTATTTCGCGTACTCCTTCTCTGCCTGCGTCAGCTTTCCAACCGAGTCGATAGCGGCCTGCTCAACGGTTATTTTCTCGTTGAGCATCTGGATAATCCTTGTGTAGTCGTCTATCTTGGTGCTTCCTGATCCTTTTGCGTTACGCGGGTCTGGGGCAGCGGTGAACCCGGACGCGCTTTTCGTTCCGCCCTCACTGCCGTAAAAACTTGCTTCCAGCGATTTCAACGCCTTATTTTGGATGTCTTTCGGGAAGCTAGCATATGCCTTTTTGACGGCTTCCACCTGTGCCCAATGCTCGCGCAGTGCGTCTGTCTGGACTTGCAGCTTTTGCGAAAACATCGGCTTGTTCGCCAGCGCGTCCATGTCCTCGCGATATGATTTTGCCACACCATTGAATTGGCTTAAACTGCCGTTTGCCAAGGCTCCAATCTGCGCAGCGGCGGCTCCAAAGGTTATTCCCACGCCTTTGATGACACGGGCGACGCCATCAAATGCGTCGATAACGAATCCGGCCACCTGCGTCGCCTGTATTCCCCATTCTCGGATAGAACCATCTGCGGCAAGGTCTTTTCCTGCCTGGATCATGCCATTAGTTTCGTTCTTGGCGCCGATAAGCGCACGAACGAATGTATCGAAAGCAGGGGCCAGCTCAAGCGCTACCGTCTTGTAAAGCGCCTCCTTGGTTGCCGTCAGGCGCCGCAGGTCTTCCTCGTAATTCTTTGCAGCGATCGCCTGCGCTTCGGTTGTCTTGACAACCAAGTCACCAGACTGCGCCAAGTCCTTCATGAAGGCCAGCATCTCGGCGCCGCTCTTTCCGAACAGAGCCATTGCGATTGCAACTTTTCCCGTTCCGTCCTCAAGTTCGTCCATCTTGTCAGCAACAAGCTTGAGGTTTTCAGCGCTATCTTTGCCACGCAAATTATTCAGCGTCAGCCCGAGAAATTCCAGCGCCTTTCCAGTTCCCTTGGCGTCATCGTCGGAAGCGTGCAAGCCTTTCGACAACTTGTTCATGGCGGCTGTAACAAGCCCCATGTCTGTGGCTGTTACCTTGGCGACAGCGCCAAGCCCAGATAGATTCTCGACGCTGGCCCCGGTCTTGTCGCTCAGTTCCTTGAGCTGCGACGCCGACGCAATGATCGAGTCGAATTTATCTTTGAGCGTCGACAGGGCGAGGCCGGAACCAATTCCGGCAAGGGCAAGGCCAACGCCTTTGAATGCGCTCGTGAGCGATGCGCCGGTACTGCTGGCGAGCGTCGCCACACGCCGCATCTCGGATTCAAACTGGCTGGCGTTGGCGGTGATCTTGACGCTTGTGGTGTTATCGGCCATTGTCAGCTCTCCTGTTCCGCCTGAAAGTCGCGAATCGCTACCAGGCGGTGAATCATTAGATCAATATCATAGACGCCAAAAACGTCGCACGCCGTCTCCAGCCCTGCCCAATCAAGGCCGCCGAGAGTGTTCCATACACGGATTGCCAGGCCGGTGCCGGTGTCCGGGGTAGCTGGCCTGAGCTGCGGCGGTAGCTGCTGCTGCTCAAGCCAGCTCCTCAGTTTTTTTGCGCGTCCGCCCGCGCCGCCAGATGGGATTCGTAAGATTTCATGAACCCATCCAGCAACGGCGGCAGCAGGTCGATTCGGTCTGATAGCCAGTCGGCACAGGCCACGGCATCGAACGGCAGCGGGTGCGGGTCTCCGCCTGGAATGAGGTCGATTTCCTTGACGCCTTCCCATCCGACGATATAGGCCAGCACGGTTCGCGCCGTGCTTTTACCTGACTCGACCAACTCCAGCCACTCGACATCCGTAGGACGGCGCAGCGTGAAGGTGAACCCGCCCGTCTCGACCTGGAATTCCCGCGCGCGGCGCAGTTTGTCGACCAGAGCCATCAGGACGCAAAGTAGGTTGGGCTGCCGCTCATCGTGATGACTGCCTTGGTCGTCACCAGTTGCTGCGCCGATCCACCCGGAAGCAGGTTGGCGCCAACGTAGCCAGTGAACACCATGATCTGGCCGCCGGTGCCGAACGTGAATTTGAAGGCGCGCTTCGCTTGGGCGTCGTAGGCTGCTTTCATGGCGATCAGGCCGGCATCAGACACGTCCCAGATGTTATCCATATCGAACGTCGCCGCATCCGGCAGGCCGGGAATCTGCGACTTTTGATTCATATGAATTGTCGTCGTGTCGATCATTGCAAAGTTACCGCCCGAACTCGTCAGCGTGGTTGCCGACGTGACCGATGTGCCAAATGTGATCTTCTGCGCGGTGCCGCTGGAGAAGGTGTCGTAGTTGGTGGTGTCTTCGCCTTCGAGGGTGAACACCGAACCCGACGCTGAACTGACGCGGAAAACGCGGTCGTTGACCTGCCACATGCCTTGTACTGCCAGCACGACGAAATCGCCGTTGGACAGGCCGTGCGCCGATGACGTGGTGACGACGCCACCGACGGCTTTTGTCAGGCTGTTGATTGTGAGAGATGCGCCGAGCGCTGACTGCATTGCGACGGCGACTTGTGACCATTTGCGGGCGGATGCCATTGTGTTTCTCCTTTCGTGGTGCTACAAAATCGTGCCAGGCACGCTTGATGCAGTGCGATAGGTCACGCGGTAAACTAATTCGATGCGGCCGACGGGCTTTTCCAGCGTTTCGTCAAAGCCGACATTTATGGCGACGAGTTCGGCCCAATATTCGGCTGACATTGCTACCTCCACCTCTGCGGCGATTGTGTCCAGCGTGTCGTCGAGAGTTCCGGTAGCCTTGGCCAGCCCGATGATGCTCACTGATAGCACCCGCTCGTAAATGTTGCCGATGGTGCCAGGGTTGATCTCTTCGTCGTTCGTGGTGATCAGCAAGCACGGCAACACATCCTGCGTCGCCATCCGCGACTGGAATACCCGCGTGCCGCACGTCGTCAGGCCGGTGACGCGAGCCGCAAGTGCCTCACGGATTTGCTGGCGGGCGTGTGACATCAGACAGTATCCAAAGTCAGCAGTACATCGCCGGCCTCGCTATCGGCCTGCGCACGGGTAACGGTGTAGCTGGTACTGCCGACCAGTACCGGGTCTCCGTTGACAACTCCCGCCGCGTCTTGCGCTGTCAGGCGCAGCATCGGCGACACGCCGGCCACCAAATCAAATGCAAGCGCTGGAGACTGTACAAATACCCCTGTCACAACGCGCAGAGCTTGGCCGGTCGGCGTAATGCTGACCGGCCGCCCAAGGCGGCCGATGATATTCCCGGTGTGAGCGGCAAAGTCGACCATTCGCTACAGTGGATCAGGTAGCAACCGGCAGATACTGGCCAATCTTCATCAGCACGGTTGACGACGGGT